CTGTGGGATCTCTTTGAATCTTTTTGCCACCACCACTCTTGCCGCTCGCAGCTGCTGTTAAAGGAGGAGAGCTATTCAAATTTCTCTGAACATTACTCAATAAATTACCACGTGTACTCTTTAGCTTTTTGTTCTCTTCCATAAGCCCCAGTGCATACTTGGCAACCGTCTTTAACTGCTTTCGCTCTTCAGCTCTCTTAGCAATCATTATTAGATTCTCGCCACTAGTAAAAGAATAAGGATTCTTCTTAAAGGCCTCTATATACTCACTAGGTACACCATCAGCTGACAAAACTTCCGTCATGTCCTCTAACTTCACCTTGGAAGTATCTATGTGCTGCAAAAACAATCGTTCATTTGAATAAGTCGTTTCTAACAACTCACTCTTACCGTCAACCGCTCTTATATCAGCATCTAGCCGCTTAATCGTATCTCTATCCTCTAGCGCTTCAGAAGGGTCTTCTTGATATTTATCATTCAGTCCCTGAACCAAAGCATTTCTGGCCTCTACTAATTCTTGCTTGGTAGTCGACAACTCTTTTCTCACGTCCCCCAGTTCGGTGTTTCGCCGCTGGATAAAAAGTTCCTTTTGTTGTCCTTGTGTCTTTAGTCTCTCGTTCTCCTCTCGAAGACCTTGAACGTCATCCGCTTGCTGCGGCGCTCTTTGAGACTCGGTTTGATTCGGCTTTTGATGTGCCTCCTGAACCGCTGGACTTTCCTCTACTTCTAAAGTGTCTTCTTCTTCTTCAGACTCAGACCTCGTTTCCTGCTCATTGGAGTTTTTCAAGAAAGCTTGCAAATCCTCGCTGCTAGCCTCGTGAATCTCAACCATTTCCTGCTCAGGTTGCTCAGTCTTTTCTACTTCTGTTTCGATTTCATCCATATGTTTTATCCAGCCAAAGGATCTTGTCCTTGGTCGCCCTGTATATTTCCATTATCAACACCTTCTGCATTTGGCGCAATAGGTGCTGTTACAAGAACTAGTCCTAACTCCGCAGCCTTCTCCGCACTAACCGTATACTGACCCTTTGCTAATAATGTTTTAATCACTTCACTGTTATCCTTAGTGCTCTGGTCTCCCGCCATTGCTTGAGCCTGTTGCTCAACACTAGCTTTAATAGTTTCCTTAACTTCCTGAGGTGCATCAATAAACTCAAACGGTAACGTCGGAGGTACCTGTGCGCCACTCTGAATTAATTCAGAAATAGTAGTCGCTACAGCCACACGCATACTCGGTGAGAATTGAGACTCACTAACTATAACATCATAAGCAGTCAAGTCAGACTCCTCTAACAACTGCACCAATTCCTCTTTACTAAACTGGCTATAGTCTTGCCCATCTAATTTTAAATTAGTCTGTTGTAACGAATTCTTTGTATCAAGGATTCTGATAATTCTGTCAGCATCATAATATCTCTGTATTAAATGTACTAACAATTTACCCAGCCGCTGTTTTGCAAACGATAGGTTATCAAATAAAAATTGATTCCCCATCATCGTAGACTTTTGCCTCTGCTGATAAAGAGAACCAGACTCATTAGCCCCGCCCTTTGGCGTTGTCACATTCATAAGCCTAGACAAAGCCTCCTGGTCTTGCTGCATCATCTGCACCAATTCAGTAGGGAACCTTATTCCCTCCTCTTTCCTGGGTGGATTAGCCCCTGGCGTTAACTCAAACATCGCCCCTGGTTGAGAAGACTTCTGTAAGAAATTATTCTTTTGCTTGTCGTCCGCAAAAGTTTCAGCATCATAAAACCACACCCACGCACTCATCCTATTTAATATATCAATAGCCTGAGAGCGCCTCTTGTTAATCTCTCTCTGTGGATCTTTAGCAACCTCTACCTTGCCCCAATACTCCCCGTCTTGCCTGTAGGCATACGCCACTACTGTAAAAAAATCTTGTATCGGCAAATCTGCTGGATTCTCATCACTTAAAATTACATTTCCCACAAACTTAGTAATTCTCATTCTCGGCTTTAACTGCGTAATGACCTGAAAGCCTGGAATAGTTTTTACACTATCTAAATCATCACTACTCCAATCGTGAGCAGTATGTATGAAGTTTTCTGTCTCACTGACAACAACCGAAACAGGTTGATACATCTTTTGCCAGCACTGAACTAACCTAAACTCTTTCTTAGCTATATCAACTAACTTAGTATCTCCATCAATCGCCGTTGGTAAGTCCAAGCTCTTTGCCGTCCTGTAATCATTGTTGGTACCACTTAAAAATTTCTCATCAACCTTTCCCAACACTTCATAGTTTCTAAAACTTTCTTTTATCTTATCAGCCTTATCTGGGAACAACTGCTTTAACTTTGCCAACGAATACATTTTAGACTTAACCTCAAACTCGCAATCGCTCAAGTCTTCTTTCTCGTGCTCTCCATAATGCACTTCCTTCCACGGAAATCTCTCAACTTTTATTTCGCCTCGGAAGTCGTTGCTAAAATCTACATACACATTCAAAGAACCAAAGCCCGCAACAACAATATCTTTGAAAAATTTAGTCTCCTCTCTCGGATAATAACAAGAATCTAAAATATGTTTAGACACAACATTCAACACATCAGCCACCCTCTGATCGCCCTTTTCTTGCGGCAAATACTTCAAATCTGTCCTCTGGTCTATCTGATAACCCAATAATTCATCGACATTCTTGCCCAATTCATTAATAGTAAGGCTCGCCCTGTCCAAAGACTCCATCGCCCGTTTAATATTAGGCTCCCATTGGTCTCCACATACAAACTTTTCAGACTCTATCCCCTTTTTCCTCGACCCGTCAGTCCTTTCCAGGCTCGCTTTATACATCGACAATATATCCGATATAGTCTCGCTGTCTTTTTCATTCTTCTTAGCCTTTTTTATCCTAATCCCTGAAATACCCTCATGCGTGTGCCCATCCTCAGCAGGCATCACTATCCAACCCCCTACCTCCTTGCCCTCATCCCCTGGATTCGCTGGCGTTCCCTCATCTGGCATCCCTGTCTCAGGATTAATAGCAGCCATCCCCGTCATCGGGTCTATCTGAGGCTCCACCGCCTCAGTCGGTTCCACCTTTGCCCGCGGCGGGTCATACTGCAACTGATGCATGTGCCCGTTCTCCTCGCTAGTCGCACCTATGCCATCCTCATCATTCAAATATACAACATGATAGTGCGCTGGCTTTCCACCCAAATTTGTTCTCTTAACTTCTTTCATACCGATATCCATCCATTAACTTTGTTATTCTGCTCCTTCCACTTCCTCTCACTCCTCGCCCAGGCATCCTCTGGTACACTCGCCCCTGGCCTCTTTCCAAATTTGTAATTCTTTATCATGTCATATATATAACTTAACATGTCTAGTCCATCATCATGCCAATACGGAAATTTATCCATCTCCATCTTTAGCCTCTCTATGTACGCCACTGGTACACTGTCTAAGTACTTTATCTTCCCGTTCCTCAGCGGCCAACTCAACGCCCCCTCTATCCGATACTCCTTACTCCTCCCCCCTGGCCTCAATATCTCTAAACTTTTATTCTCAACCGATATATACTTCTTCTTCATCCTCAAAGCATTCGCTACATGAACCTCCGCCGTCGATACCCCAACCTTCTCTATCCCAACTTTTAAAATTCTCCCAGACCTCAGGTACATATCTACAACCGTATTACAAGCCGTCACTAAATCCATCGGCTCTATCACAGCATCTAATATATATATATCACTAGCACCCGTGTCATCGCTATAAGGCTCCACCCCAATAACCCCTATAGCCCACGCATCCGCACTGCGCCCATCCTGCCGCCTGCCCTTGTCCCCCGCTGAATCTATCAACATAAACTTATACAAATCCTTAGGCGCATCAGCCCTCGCCACTTTTGTCAAATGACTAGAACTCAACTTCTCCGTTCCCTTAGCAGTCGGATCTAGCAGCTGTTGTGTTTTAAAAAAATATAAATTATTAGCCCGCCTCTTCGCTAACGTAGCCTCTGGTAAAAAAACACTCGCCCCATTCATACTCCCATCAATCGTTGCTGGCTTCTTTCTAAACACAAACAACGGCTTGTTCGTGATAGGATCTACCTTATCCCTTATGTACACCAAAGGATCATCATGATGATAAAACGTTCCAACAACCGTAGCCTGCCCGTCCCTCGTCCTTAAATTCTCAGAAATATCAAAATTATCCTTCACCCTCCTCATCATCTCAGGAGTAGTCACTAAATCTTGAGTAACAATGTCATCATAAAACATGTCCGTTAAATGGAACCCAACTGGCATACCCTCAGTCAGCCCCCAGCTGCTAACAGTAGGCTCCTTATAGAAACCTAGCCTCTTTACTATCAAACCTCCCTCAACCGCCTCCGACCACTTAGGCGATTCTTTATACGGATCCTCATACACCACATCTGGGAAACAAGCCTTAATAAACGCACTCTCAAGCAAGTCTCTTATCAACTTTTGGAAGGCCAACGCCAAAGGCCTCGTCGCACTGAAAATACCCACCCTCACCTCTGGATTACTTAGTATCTTTTGGCACGCTCTACCCACAGTAATTATAGTACTTTTCAAGTGATCTCTCGCCCAAACCTGCAAAGAATCCGACTCCTCCCCCTCAACTTCCTTGCAAGCTTCCACTATAAATGGGTGATTAGCTAAGGGATTCTTCATCACAAAATACACAAAAAACCACAAGTCTTTTTTAATCAAAACCCTATACAAATTTAACTCATTCTCCCCAGGGTCAGCCGCCTTCTCCTCCGCGGTCATCCCCCTGCTCGCAACACACCTGTCAAAGAACTCATAGTACCGATGCTTATAATTACAGTCCGAACGCTGCTGCCACGGCATGTTATTGATGTATATAACCTTATCGTCTACCGTACAGCCCTCAGGCAAATCTAGCGGTGTTTCATATGCAAATCCCATAACTTACAGTATGTGCGCTTTTTGCTTTTTTGAAAAGTAAAAAATTTTGATGTAGGTCGAAGGAGTTATATACATATCCGTAGACAAACTGACGTGATGGTCGTCGTCACCCCCCCACCCCCTCTATATTGACTCTTATGTTCGTTATATGCGCTTTAAGTATTTTTTCCACTACTCATGGATAGGCATGGCATAGCGTGCATGTGTGTAGGTACTCGGCAATCATATGACTACCGCAACAGGCAAGAGGGGGCACATCTAAAAACGTTAGTGAACTAGAACAATTATTATAGTTCAGTAACAGTTAGCTTTAAAGGGCTATCTCTATAATCGCCGTGGTTGCACGTTTGAAGCTCTAGCCGTGCCTCGACATAGCCTGAAGGTATCTCCGTTGTGCCTTATATTCATTTTAAGCTATATCCTTGGTTAAAGAGCTAAATATGTGCTTCTCGACATTCTCGGTTGATTGCCCTTTCTCCAAGCGATTCGCTTTATTGAGGATCTCAAAGGCCTGCATGGACTGCATTAAAGAAGCCTTATGCATTTTTTCGTCCGTTAGTCCGTTTTTTAAAACGTCTAATTGAGCTGCATCGAGTATTTCGGTCTTTAAATTCCTGAAATCTGATACATTTTTTAACTCTTTAAAAATTGAACTATATTTTTTAATGATATTTTTAACGGTGGTTTCAGGGATTCCCGTAGCTTTGCTTATCACGCCTGGTGATAGGTGCTTACTAGCTAATTCTAAAACTTGATTAGTTTTTTTAGCCTTCACAGTGCTCGCTCTGATATTGTAAGCACGTTTTATTCTAATTATCTCTTTACGATCTCCCTCAATAGTCGGATCTATTTTTGCCCTATCGTTAAAATTACTTGCTACCAGTTCAGCCCTCATATATATATATAGTATATGATATTAAAATACATGCCAAGTCTCCCAATTTTTTTAAACACTGAAGTGACTGGCATCGAAAAAAACGAGCTGATAGAAAAAATAGAAACTCTCAGAACTCAAGGCTATTTAGTAGCATTAGGAGAATATCAAGAATTTGAAGGGTATTTTGATAATCTTGCAGACCTTGAGAAATTTCAAAATTCTTTAAAAGAATTAAAG